GTGCCGGGGCTCACCCTAGCGCCTTTTTGACCATAGCTTACTTTCTTGCCGGTGCTGGTTACCTTGACGCGAGCCTTGCCTTTAGCTGGGGCCATTAGCGTTTCTTTGCTGTCTTAGCAGATTGACGAAACGCCTTAGCAGTAGGCGCACCCTTTGATCCGGGTTTACGCATGCGCTCAGGCGTTTTGCCAGCTGCTTTCTGGGCCTTGATTCGCGCTCGTTTTTTATGGATGTTGGCATACAAGCCGGGACGTTTTGCCATCTAATCACTCACATTAATGTTACCTTGACCGTCTCTTGCGCCAACGATCATTTTTTCGCGTTCCAGCTCACGCTCCATTTCCAATTCGTTCATTCGGAACATATGCCGGTTCGCCTCGATCTCTTTATCCAGCTCAAGTTTCTGCGCTGCAATCTCTCGCTGTAAATCTGCTTTCAATGCAGCTGTCTCTCGCTGGATCGTTGCCTCAAGGTCAGCCTTGTATCGTGCCAACTCTGCCTCTTGTGCATTCTGGTCGCGTTGCAGCGCCAACTTGTCCTGAGCTTCTTTCTGCTTAACCTGCATTTCTGCCTGCATCTTCATTTGCTCAGGGCTGGGCGGTGGTGGTTGATTTGCTTGTTGCTGCATTGCCATCGTTGGATCAGCGAAGAACATATCGGGCTCGAGATCAGCTGCCTCAGCAAGCTTACGCAAACTCTGATAGTAGGCAGGCAACGGCGCTAATGGGTTTGCAATGCCCATTTGTGCCATAATCGCTTCTTGTTTCTGTGCGATAAAATTTAACTTTTGAACCTGCTCTGCCTTTGTGCCAGTTCCAAGGGCCGTATTAACTCTAACCTGTAAATCAGCGGTCCATGTTCTCGGATCTACTGCCGTCCATGTCTTGCCGCGCAACTTGACCACACGCTCATGATCCTGATGCTGCAGCAACATTTTATACGCCAACATTAATAACCGGGTGAACCCGCCATGCGCCATTGACCGACAGATCAGCTCGATACGAGCTCGAGCCGCCATCGACTGTTCATCGATAGCTCGCGCTGTTTCAGACTGCAGCACATTCGCATCGAGACCTGCGCCCATCTCCGTAATGCCGGTGCGGCGCTGCAGCTGACCATCGATATATTGCAGCATCGGAAACGCCTGGGAGCCTGACCACTGCGTGTTCAACGGTAAAACCGCTGTCTGTGGGTTGCCCTGTACACGAATAATAGAACCCGGGCTCTCACTCAATAAATCATCGAGATCAGTGCGCTGCTCGTCTGTAACTAAACGAGGATACAACGAGTGATAGAGTCCATCCATCATCCCGCGAACTAAACTGGTTTTTAACCGCTGCAAATCTTTCACCAGATCAGCGAGCGAATAACCCATTAGCCTATGCGGTCGCCTGATCGCCGTCAGCTCAGCAAACGGTAAAAAGTTTACCGGCTCAATTTCCAAAACGGTCGTGTTACTGTAACCACCCAGGCAAGTAACACGATGCAACTTCTCTCCGCTGCCGTCATAGTCACACCGAATATACGCCTCACAGAGCTCTACTCGTCGTTGCTTAGGATCAGTGTCACTGTAACTGTCAGTCACCGTTGTAAGGTCATCGTAACGCTGCTCAAAGAGCATATTATAGTCGCCGTTGTAGGTATCGGCAGACATAACCATGTCTTCGTCGTAACCCTCATCCAACAAGCTTTGGACCGTGCGTAACTGCCTATGCGCGGCGAAGGTCCAAGTGTGGTCTTTTTCATCGAGCGACCGGGCTCTCTTGTTCACTAAAAATTCTTCTGGCGGTACTGCTTCCCAACATAAACGAGGCTTGCGTTTCGTATGCCTAATCTTGACCTCATGGGTCACCTCGACTTGTTGATCCTCAAGGGCAGCGACCATTGCATCCTGTTCGTTTAGGAGCTGCGTTTCCGTAACGCCAAAAGCAGAGTGCTCTAAGACCTCAACATCCTCGTCCGTTATGAGCTGCTGTAACTCTGCTTCCGATAGACCAGAGTAAACCTCGTCCATCGTCTCTTCGTTCTCTTCCCACCATAACTTGGCGACAGAAGTGCCGGTAATCAGCGCACTGCGTAACCAGTCTAGAGTGATCCTGTAGCCGTCAGAGTCGCGCATCAGCACATGGTTGACGTAGTCAGTAGCCTGTTTTGCCTGCTCCTCTTGATCAGGCGAATTCGGCTCAAATATGCCGATATTTTCAGTGCTCAAAAATGCCCTAGCGAGCGCTGGCATACACTGCTCAACCTGTTCTAGCACAGATCGGTCCATTACCTTCGATCGACCTTCGACCTCATCGCCGTAAAACTCACCCTGATACCGCGCAAGGTTATCACTGCGTCGAGCGGTCAGCTCGTCCATGTCGTCGCCAATAGCCTGCTGCAGGTGCGAGGCGACAATTTGGGCGACTTCGTCTTTATCTTTATGAGCCATTTTTCTCCGCGCACTTACATCTGGTTTTTGCGATCGTTTTGTTCAACTCTTCGACACGCTTCATAAGTTCCGCGAGCTCTTCTTTAATTGTCTTATCGTAATCGTCGGTCATATGATCCAACTCCGATTTTGTCGTTTCATTTGCTGCCGGGGGCGTGCCATCCTTAGCCCTTCGCACGCTAGGCCGAATGCGTCTGCGTAATGGCTGCACCAGTCGTGACGAGGTTTGCTCCGAAAAATTTTTCGCTTGTCGTCAAATTCATAGCGATACTGTTTCAACGCTTTCAAACAATCGCTAAAATTCTCCTTGTCGAACCAGAAACGGTCGAAGCTTGACCGCGCTGCGTGTATCCGCTCAGTAGCACCTGTTCGCGGCATAATCTTAGGGGTAACCCCGAGATTGCGCATCGTCTCTTCACGGCTAACCCCGGTTCCGAGCTCCCTGACTGCAAGATCATGGGGAAACAAATGGACACCGTAAGTGTAAGGCTTGTCGCGGAGCAAATTGACATAGTGATCGAGCCCCTGTCCAGTGTCTTCGATGCAGTCTATAAAATGAATCTCCCGGCCTATTTCTTGCCAAAAAACAATTGTTGTGCTGTCCCCCATACCGAGGTCCCAGGCCGTGTTAACGAGACCATTTCGGTCATATGGTACAGAGCAGATGCGGTCCTTTGCATCGTTAATCATATCTCCGTAAACAGCACCGACCAAAGATGCGCCAAAAGAGCATTCGAACTCCTGTAGGTACATATTGCGGTCCATCGCCTTTCGGGCGTCTCTGAGCTCATCCTCGTCGATTAGGTTGGTCTCCGAGGCTTTGTACATCTTGGCGTACCAGCCATCTGTCTCCTGAGCGTGCTCATAAAGGTCGTGGAAAAAATTATCCTCTCCGCTAGGGGTTCCTAAAAAAATTACGTCACCACCCCGATCCGATACGGCAGGGCGTATTACACTGGTCCAGACCTTCGGGTTGATCTGTGCCGTCTCGTCAAAAATTACAAGGTCGTAATAGTTTCCCCGGAGCGCTTCGTAATTGTCTGCCCCGGCTAATTGTATCCTAGCGCCATTCGGAAAATCGGCTCTTAGTTCCGCTTCGTTAAATTTGGCCTTTGGGATCGCTCTTGAGTACTCTTTTAAATAGTCCCATGCGATAGATTTTGCAGATGTTCTGTAGGGAGCCAGAAACAAGACCCGGGGGTTCTTGAGGGGGGTGGTAAGGGCCTTCTTGATCGCATGATTGATAGCGAAAACGGTCTTGCCGAATCTACGGTGCATGACCAGCACACTGAAGCGCTTGACCTCGTCGTGCAACTCGCGCTGCAACGGTCGCGGTCGATACGGAATCGTGTGAACTTGCATATATTTGTCCAGATATTTGTCACGAATAGGAGTCGGCAGCTGTTAACCGCTTGATTCTATTAGCTTATTTTCGTTAATGTCGGTAGGAAGGACACCAACATCAGCTGCATCGCTGTCATCTTCCCACTTGAATGCGATCGCGCCGTTCACCTCACTTCTATTGAGCTCGCCTAGCGTAAAGCGACCTAAATGCGACAAGGCAGCGACCCGGACATTGCCTTGGTTCTCTGGATTTTGCGCCTCTTCCATGAGCATGGAGAGAATTTTTTCGCGCGAAAGATCAAGTTTTTCCGCTTTTTCAGCCATTTTTCGGTCGATTTCCTTTTTTATGTCACCATTTGTCACCAAGAAATAACCGCGCTGGTTCGCTCTATGCGCTGAATATCCAGCTCGTATTGCAGCTTGCGATGCATTCATATCAATTAGATATTCATCTACAAATCGTTGACGTTTCTCGCTTAATGCCATCACTTCTTTCTTTTATTCGTCATCTTCATACCAGTCTTTGCAGCATACTTCTTTGCGGCTGCTTTTCCTGATTTACTATAGCCAAAATGTTTTTTGCCGACCTTAGGCATGTTACCTCTCAGTGATACGTTATTTGTCTAGGAAAGAATTCGTCTGTTTGCATGGCAACACGACAATATTCCTCAGCATCTACTTCGCTGTTCCACACAGTCACCTCGATCACCGCACAACGACCATCCTCTAGTTGAGTGATGTGAAACGCGACTGACCCTTCTTTAAGCTTGTTTAAGTTTTCTGGGAATTCTATTGCCATGTTTGCTCCACGCATAAAAAAAGCCCCGGAAGATCCGAGGCCATCTACTCACACTGCGTGCAAGCATATGTATCCGTACCAGTTCAGAACCCCCGCGTCAAGTAATCATTTGATGTCTTTTAAGTCTTCCCGAAGTATAGCAGTACTCATATAAAGCATAGACAATGATTTCACTGGTCTTTCCTTTACGCCAATACTTAGACTTGTCGATCGAATACATGGGTTTTTCATCAATCAACCATGCCAATACTATCGGCATTCTCCAGCCCATCTTGATCGCCCAGGGATTGTATACATCTAATTTTCTTGCAGCCAACCACTCAGGTGCATTATGTGACGCTGTTTTAATCGCGCTTAAATCGACCGCTCGCGGCGTCAATGGACCGACTGTATAGCGAAACAGTCTGCGTATCTCAGCGCCGCTCTCTTGGAGCTCTATCGCGTCCTGAGCCCCATATTTTTTCTTCCATCTTTCTGCCATGTAGTCGAGCGGGTCGCGTTGCAGCTTTGCTCTTGTCTCAGGCGTACCAAGATCTGCTTGTTCACGTTTTCTTTGTTTGCGTTTCAAAAGGGCAGCTCGTCATTTAACTCAGTGTTCACCCGCACCTCTTTGACCTTTGTGCCTGGGAAGAGCCGCATAACTTCTGGCAATGGGCTATCTTTCACATTAGCCAAAAATGAATTGATTAATGTGTCAGCTCCAATGATCGATCGATCGCGCTCATCGTCGGGCTCTTTAACGTACATCTCAACGCTAGGCACAATTACCCAGACGTCACCGTTATCAGCTCGCACCTCGATTACTCTGCCGGCTGCAAGGGGTTCAATGCCTACCTTCTCAGCGTGTGCCTCGAGTGCTTCGTAAGCTCGCATCGTTCTGATCGCTTCACGCTGTACCGTTTGCACATTGATAGGATCGACCCAGAATACATCGTTCCAGATCTTTCGTTGTCGCTGGAACTTTCTCCGCAACTCAGGATCGCGGCACAAGTTTTCCAGACGATCGATACCCCACTTATGCTCCAATGCCGTCACGCACGCATCAACTGCTTTGCGCTCCTCGTCATAACGCTCGACCGCATGTGGCGGCCCCATAACTCTTTTTGTTCCTGTCGCCAAAGTTTTATCCTTTCACTGGTTACGATCCCGCGCCACTTTGCGCCAGTGTCTCTTCCTAAAGGAAGAGAACACTAGTGGCGCACGTTTACTTGGACTCATTTTGCACCTGCGCAGCGCATACATCAGGCACGTTCTCCGACCTCATACGCAGCGACCATTTTGCGCTGAGGTGTCTTTATTTCGCTCTCTACCACCGCACCATTTTGCACCCATGTTTTGATGATCCGGGCAACTCTTGACCGTTGCACTTTCGTGTCTGTTTTCAGATCGCAGCACTCAGCCACTAGGTAACCAAACCAGAGATCTGACTGCGCGGCTTTTCTGACCCGGTCGTCGCCTTTGCTCATCGCAATCTGCACTTGTTGTAGATGGTACGTTGTAATGCCGTCGAATTCGTCAGGTGGTTCAAAGGCTGTCACGACACCAATGTTGTCACCGTCCGGGTATTCGAGGGTCGCATTGCCTAGGTCCACTGACACAAGCTTTCGCCATGTGTTTGTATCGGCTGGCGGTGGTGCTAGGTTCGCCTTATCACCGGGTCCGTAGTAAAAGAAACGCCTGATCTCTTCGTTCTCGATCCCAGCCCGCTCCGCTGCATCCTTAGGCACTCTGCTCAGTGCCCGGACAGACCTAGCCGCGTTAATCAACGAGCTCGCGCCCCGGCTGTCCTCAGCGGTCGCATCGACACCGTTTAACTTGCGTGTGTGGTGGATCATCTCAATGGCACAGTTAGCGTCCTGAGCAATCGCTTTCCACATATCAACGACCTCACCGACCGCCTCATTAGCGTTCTCAGACACACTATGCGTATGAATAAACGGATCGATTATCATAACGTCTATTTTTTTAGAATCTATCTCTCGAAGGACGCTGTCGTACACTGTATCGACTCGCATCACTTGCCCCTTTATCTCTTGCGCCATGAGCAGCCGCTGGTCTCTTCCGCTGTCCAACAAGAGCCTGTCTTCGATGTGCTCTTGTGTGATGCCATAGTGCATCGCTGTCGCCTCGACCCTGCGTGCAATCTCTTCTATCGGGTCCTCAGCATTGAAGTACCAGACCCGGTAACGATCTAGCAGCGGTTCATTTTTCCTGAGCAGATCTTTCCCGGTCGCCATCGATAATGCTTCGACAATAGCCAGCTGCGATTTACCAATGCCGCCTGGTGATATGGTTGCTGACAGAAACTTTCGGATGTAATGGCTACCGTAGATCCATTCTCTCGGTGGGATCGATGCCCCGCCTGTTAATTCGTAGCTTGATGCGGTGATATTGAGAACATGATCCACGATAGACTCGATCGGCATCATCCCTTCTTTTTCCCAGTTTGGGTCGTCCAAGGGCTCGCCATTGTCTAACATGCGGTTGATCTTGCGCTGGGTCGATAGGATCTTTGCCATCATCATATCAACGCCTCTGTCTTCGTCATCGAGGCTTTTGCCCTCGCGTTCTGCCACTTGTGCTTCGTACTCAGGCCATGCGAGCTGAATCCATTCTGGTATTGTTGGCGTATGGCCTGTCTTCCGGGCAAACTGCATCCCGATCCAATAAACAATCGACGCCATCAGCGCTTCTCGACCGTCTGTTTGTTTAAACTCTGCGTTTAGTTCGACCACTTCGCCTGCTTTACTTTCGACCAACCTGCGGCTGTCGTTTTGCAATGCAGTAACGAAACGCTTAGGCGCTGGCGGCAGTATCGGGTTGTCAAAGATCGATTTACCTTCGACCCATTGATATCGCTTACCCTCTTTGTTGCGTGACGGTGGGGCTAAGATAAAGTTGCCGTAAGATCGTGTGTCGATGTATTTAATGCCGAGGATATCTCGGTTGCCAGCTACCTTTTCAGTGAGCCCTAGATATATATGTGTGCCGCCTCTGGGTGATCGCACGGTCGGTGCGTCCTTGTAGTCGATGTTGTATTCCATACACAGTTGCGCGAAATCTTGTTGGACCTGAGCGCCCTTGTAGCCGTCAACATCGATCGCCAAAAAGTTTTGCTCAGCTGGATGCAGCCCAATATTGGCGTCAGGGTTTGCGGTCCAGTAGTCGCGAATTTGTTCTTCAGTCCACGGCTCGTCTTGCATCTCTTTCCACTTAACCGCCGGGAATTCTTTCTCCCCAGGTCGCAGTGGTATGGGACTGAACCCACGACGACGATATTCCAGTGCTGCTTCTAGCAGTTCACTCATCGTTTACCCCATTGTGATATCGGACAACCGGCTCACCCTTGTGTCTGCGATCCCAAACAAGCCATTGATAGTTGTGGATTGGATGTGCTGTTCGATCTTCCGGGGCGGTCCACCACGGCCTAAACGTCAGGATCGTTTTGCCAGCGAATGGTGGTTCCATCATCCATTGCCTTGTAACAGCTGTATCCCATTGCACCCGGAGCAGGGCAGCACAGAAATCAATGACGCCATCTTTCACTAGGGTGATGCATTGCCCCATCAATTCATCAACAAGCCCTCGTTTATATGGCGGGTTAGTTAAGATGGCATTTGGTGCGCCAAGTAGATCTCTCAGGTTGCCGTTGACCGCTGGATACAATGGCGTTGGTTCACTGCCATGAAATGGATCGATGCACGGTTGCGGGATATTCCATGTCGCGTTGATCGCAATCACGCAGCGTTCATCTATTGTCGGATAGTGGTCGTCCGGGTTGCGGTCGTACTGTGACTGGACGTAGGCGTTACGCATCGTCTGCACTCAGAACGTGACACCATTTTTGGTACATCGGTATAAAATCGTCGAGCTTGAGCATTACCCAACTGTCGCCTGTCGCTACTCTGTTTCTCCGTGTGATAACGACCGGGATTTTTGTATCACCAGCTGCAGCTGTTGCCTGCTCCATTGCGGGTCCGGGTGTAAATCGTTCTGTCCTGTTGGCTTCAACGGAGAGATAGCGCAGACCTTCTAGGTCGCCCTTGCCGGTGTGTATGCCGCCACCTGACAACGGTGTCCTGGTGACAACCTTGTCACCGCCATGCATCATCTTGTTGAAGTACTCAGCGAGCTCTCGCTCGTAGCCATCGCCTTTTTGTTTAGCGCCTCTTGCCATTTTGTCTCCCAAAGAAAGAGAAGAACCAGCGCATGTCGGAACGCTGGCCCTTCTTCAACGAGCTGGGGAGGGCTGCTCGTTTTTCGGTGGTAAAGCATTTGACCAATGCTTCAGTCAGGCTTTTAAAGTAGTAGTTCATCGTCTCCCCATCTGGCAGATCTCCAGATATGGGAATCCGTAACATCACCCATATGTTGTCGTCAATGCCGGGTTGACTCTGTCAAATAGTTGTGGGCATGGTTTGAGTGCTCATGAGAATTTATGAGAATTTATGAGAGAGTTAATTATTTTTTAGGAGCAAAATGTCAAAAGTACCAAAAGGCGAGTCAAAGTGGAAACGTATTCCACCGACTCCAGAGCGTAAAGCTTTAGCCGCTCGTCTCAGGGTCTTACGTCAGATGAATGGGTGGAAGCAAGATGATGCTGCCCGGGAGCTTGGCTGGACCTTGAATAGTTACGGTGACATAGAACTGTGTCGCAAAAGAGTTCACACTGATCAATTGTTGGAGCTAGCTCAGGTGTTTGAAGTAACGCCTAGCTGGTTGTTAACTGGGGCAACGAAAGATTTGAGTGATGCAGCCAAAAGGCGAATTCAAAACGATGTTTTTTTATCTAAGTAAAAAGCAAGAATAAAAATGACTACACAAAAAGACTCAGCAACGGAGAAAAAGTTGTGCCTCGAGGGCGTTCTAAATTTGCCGTTGCATAATCTAAACGACGAATATTATGTATTTATTTGGGAGTTACCCTTGGACTTTGCTGTTAGTGTTCAAGACTTGGCGGCAAAATTTCATGCACGCTATACAGAACCTGACTATAAAGATTATGCGCCCCCTAAATATAGAGGCATTTACCGTAACCCCCAAAGTGCTAATTGGGTAATAGTGTCGGCTTGGTATTGTGGCAAACCAATGAATGGAGCTACTACACCAGAGATGTTCGAGTTTATAAAAGAACGATTTACGCAGTTTTCTGTTTATGCTGCAGGGGCTAGCATTCCATGTAAAATGTCTTGTATGACCAGTGGTGATAATTACAGGGATTACTGCAAGTACATAAGGGATGCTATCGAAATGCTCGAAATAGAATATGGTGAAACTGGGCGGGATGCGTTAATACCGATTCGGCAAAACTTGCATCGCATCGCTGATTATAAACCTAACCTTAAAATAGTTGAGGGCGACTAACCTAAGCATTTTTACAAAAGTCGCGGGAAATAAGGGCTTATGGCTGGGCGATCAACTCTCAGCCATCCGTCCTTTTTATTTATTTTTGAATACCGACATTTGCCCGATATCAGGTTTTGTGCCTATTATTCATGACAACTTTGGGGAGTTAAAAAAATGTTTTGGAAAAACCTTTTAGTCGATCTCATCAGCTTTATAACCCTGATCGGTTGTTGCGCCATGTTCATTTTTTACTGCTGGCTATTAGTCGGCTAACCAATACCGAGCTCTGCTCCTTCCGCAGCTTACTCGGGCGCAGCGATAAAAAGAGAGGTCCTGCGATGCCTAGGGCTCGGTCCCGGCATTATGAAGGGCAAAGGGCCTCACCGAGAAATTTAAGGAGATTTTTTTGGCCTATTTTGATCCACAAGATAAACGTCTCAAGAAAGCATTAGAGCGCTTTGAGATTAAAGCTTGGTCCTTTAGTACCTTGGAGATGTGGCGAGACAGCCCAGCTCGGGGTCTCATGAAAGCGCTCGATCTACCAGGCGACCCGGTAGGCGTTGCAGCCATTGTTGGCAATGCAACGGAGAAGGGCATTGAGCTGGCACTCACTGGCACACCCTTAGATGTAGCGATCGATCTAGGTAACGAAATGCTCACTGAGTTTATGTCGTTTGAGGACCCGGACGATATTGCTGACCTGACGAAAAAAACAGCGCAGCGCATAACGACTGGCTATGACAAGCTCAAAGAATTTGGCGTACCAAAGTGTCAGGTAAAAATTGAGTATCAGCCAGACTGGTCG